GCGGGTGTCCGCCATCACGTCAGCAGCGATCGACTCCTCGGGTGTGAGCTTGGTGTCCGCGGTCTGCTGCTTTGCGCGCTCTGCGGCCTTTTGAGCTGCTGCGAGGTCGGGCTGGGCCTGCCCTGAAGGGATCCATTCAGGCTTAGCGGCCTTTGCATCCTTGCCTCTTAAAAACTTCTCCTTGCTGGTTGGGGTGTTGAGCCACTTCGATGCGTCAAGCTCCTTCTTCCCCGTGAACTTGAGATATTCCTCGAACCGTTGCTGGCGGATTGCAGCCCAGCCGGTGTCGTCGAGATATTGGGCAGCCGCTGCCTCCTTGTCGGTGGCGTCCTGAACCTTCTTGACGTTGTCGCCCATTACAGGGGCAACAGTGCAGCGACAGCGAGGGTGCGCAGGGATTGCCCCATCGAGCTCGTCGAGCGTGTAGATCGAACCCTCGCGGCTTGCGCAGAACGGGCAAGTCCTTTCGCCTGTCGCGGACCAGCGGCCGTGGGTGTAGCCGTTCTTGCGGTACTGCGCCATCTGGCCAGCGATGTAGGCGCTAGCCAGCTCTGTGCGGGCGATTAGGTCGGCCCGCTGCTCCAGGTTCATCCGCAGACCTGTACGCGCTGAGATGCTCAGCTCATCCTTGCCTCGGAGGACTGTCTGCCCCTCGGTGCGCAAGGCCTGGGCGATGTCCTTCTGAGCTGCACGCCAACCCTTGCCGCGCTGCAGAGCCGTGAGCGTCGCTTCTGTGACCTTGGCGGTCATGGCCGCCTTCTCCTTCTCCCAGAACTTCTTCAGGGACTGACCAGCTGCAACCTGTGCCGCGATAGGCATCTTCGTGATCTTGTTGGCGGCACTGGTCTCAACGCCGTCGACAATCTTGGAGAGCTCGCGACTGTTGCCGGTCCCGATCTTGTAGGCCTCGTTGAGATCCCTCTCATAGATGTCACCAACACGCTTAAGAGCCGGCGGATCGAATAGGCCGTCCGCCGCCTTCATCAGCTCCCTATACCTGGCTGTTTGGCTTTCGATTGTGTAGCGATTGCTCTCACCGCCACTGGTTTCAAACTTTGAATAGGCGACCTTTAGGTCAGCAATGGTCCTCGTGATCGAGTGAGCCATTGCGCGCGCCACTTGCTGCCTGTTCGCATCCGACAGGCTCGCAAGCGCGTCTTGCATCTGAAGCATTCGCGCGTCTAATTGCTTGGCGTCTGACACGCGAGATCTGCTGCTGCGTCAGGGTTCCGATCAGGAAGCAGGCAAGGTGTAAACCTCGGCCAACCCATAGGCAGTCATCAGGTCTTCGAGCTCAGTGCGTTCAGCAGCCGAAAGAGTCACAGCGCCGATCAGGTCGTCAATGCACTGCTGGATCACCAAGGCCTGAGGCAAGCCAGCCTTGGCCTCACCAATGGAGGCGATGAACTCGGTGCAGTAAACGTTCACAGCCAGAGTCTCAGCAGCTTGCGCGCGGATCGCTGCGTAGACAGGACTGGCCTGCAAGGCGCCATAGAAGGATCGATAGTCGACGACTGGATACTCGATGACTTCGCCCAGCTCAGGCCAGCCAGTCAGAGCATCAGGGTTGGCCTCAAACTCGAGCTCCTCAGGGATTGCAGGTGTTAGCTCCTCTCCTGTCTCTTCATCAAAGGTCGGAGGCACAAAGTCTTGAATGACTTTTGTGATGACCGGGAGCGCTGTAACTAGAGCCGCCAGTTCGTCGACATCAGCGCAGGCGTCGATTTCACCCGCACGGACCTCAAAAGTTGAGCGGACCCCTTGGCGATACAAGGCCACTGCATCAGGGATCGGACGACCAGAATCGTGAGCGCGGGCCGCGTACCAATCGGTTTGGAGCAGGAAATGCCCAGCCGCCACTCTCTGCTGGGCGGTCCATTGCTCTTTTAATTCATCGAGGTCTTTCGGCGTCTCTGCGTTCCAGTAGAAGCGCGCGTCGTAATCAGGTTCGGGATCAGGAGCGACCCATGTGATCCCCAGAGCATCGCGCTGAGCCTGCGTCGACTTTCGCAGCCAATCGGCCGGGTACTGATTGCCCTCGGAGTCTTTAAAAGCCCTGTTTAGGGGCAGGGGCTCTCCGTCGAGGTAGTACATGGGTCAGGCAGGACTTGCCTAGTGTTCCCATCAAGCACCTCGCGCAGTCTTGAACGGATGTTCGGCCCATGCGAAGCCGATGTAAGTTTTGTTGTATGTGTTCAGGGCGCCAGTATTGCAGCGAACTTTGAACCCATTTGAGAGGATGTCGATCTCTCTATTTGCTCCTGAATACTCTGAGTAGTATTCATTCGGCATAAGCCACTTTTCTGCCGGGTTGTCTGGGCTACGTTCGGTGTCAAACAGGATCCAGTTTTCATACCCATCAGAACACTTAATTAGAATTACGCGTGGACGGAAGCCCAACGCGACGAAAGGCCCGTCGGCATGGGGGTATCCACCATTGCCATTGCCGAAGTACTTAAACGAGGCAGAGTAGCCCTCAATCGGCGCCCAGCAATAGGCCATGTGATTACTATTCGTTGAGTTGACCTCGCTGCCATAACTTAGATAAAACCCTTCATTAGTTGGAGCTGTTCCTCCCCAATAATAGAAGCTGCCTGAATAACTATTACTGTAATTCAAATTCAGATAATCATTGGCACTGGGCAAGCCTTTGTGATAAACCGCCCAGTTCGTGTATGAATTTTCATTCTTGACGAATATCATCTCCGGTGCTTGCCCCAAACCGTGAGGACATGGGGCCCAGGTGCCATTTCCTACATACCTAACGATTGAAAAACCTTTCGCGGGGTCCGCCTTGATTTTTGCTTGAAAGTTTGGACTTAAGTGTGTTACGCCGCCCTCGGTATTTGTATAGATCGCACCGCCCATGCCTGAATGATTGGCGCAGCTGTAGTAAATAATTGGTGCACCCGCTGCCAGGACTAATGTTGTCTTAGCTCCTGCTTGTCCAGGGGTGCCAGTATGAGTGACGCCTGTGGTGTAGTTGGTGCCGTTAGGAGACGTTCCAAATCGCAGCGGATGATTATTGTTGCTGCTGTCTGACTGATCGAACACATAGGTTCCGCCTTCCAGTAATGTCAGATCTGGACCGCCTTGGTTGAAGGAGTTGAATCTAAATTTGCCCCCAAAAACTGAGACGTTGTAAGTCATATTGGGAGGTTCTCCGTCATCGGCCGACCAAGTCCACGCTACATATTGGTAGCCATTTCCATTGCAATCGTTGTCGGTGCCAAGGGTGAATCCGTTTGAATTAAGTTGCCAAACCCTGTTATTTGAAGAGGTATTTGGATTCACTTGGTTTGGTTGCAGGTGAAGGCCAACACCGCGAACTGCATCGGTCAGTTGATGGTGAGTCGAGCTTGTGCGATTTTTGATCCACACTAAATCCGGCTGGTGAGGCGTAGATATACTGTGATTGGTACTGCCATTGCCTGAATAAGTCGTTGCATCTACTGCTTTTGAACCATCGGGAACTAGAGGTTCAGGCAAGTTAAAAGTACATAGCGACTTGTAATCAGAGGGCGGTCCACCAGTTGCGCCAGGAGGGTACACATACGGGCGTTGGCCAAAATTAACAATACCGCCTGAAAGGCCTGAGTTGATAACTGAACCGATAATTGGTGTATATCTGCCAGAAATTCCGCTATAAGCGATGCCTAAGTCTGACCCGTTTCTTGAAAAGGCTATAGTCCCGTTATCTAAATCTAATCGCACTCCAATTACATCATTATTGGAAGCATATCCACCATAAATAGAAGCGTTGCCGTTGCTCCATTTTTGATTTCTATCCATCCACCAGGTGTAACCTTGGACATATTCGCCTGGGCGTCGATAGCTTGATCTTAGATGCGCCTCTGCAGGGTGAATACCAATTCCAGTGCCATTGCCGTTGACAGTATATTCCCAGTACCACTTTCCGCTTGAGACGGCCATAGTGCCTGCGACATTTCCCCAGCCAGAGTAGTTATTTGTAAACTCAAGATTGCCGTGCGAAAGGTCAAGGCTATTGTTTGCCAGTGGATTCAGGGTGCAGTAATTGCCTCCATTGTTACCACTCGTTGATTCATAGTTCGAAGGCGAATCAATACAACCGTGCGACGCAATGCTGCCATTTGTTGTGAAATTATTGCCCTGCCCGCTCGAGTCTATGCCAAAGCCAGAGTTTGTGGAGTTTGAAAAATCTAACTTAAATCCATTAGTGCCATGACCTGTGAATCTTTTTGGCACCCAATTATTGTAGTCATCGAGTTCTGCGAATTCAGATGCGGAAAGTGCTTGAGAGTCGACGAAATTTACCTCAGCTAAATAACCACCCAAGTAATGATGATTAGAAGCTGTGCTACGGCCAATCCAATGGGGGACGGTGTCGTTGATGGCACAAATACCATTTTGAGGACAGCTGTATGTGATGAATGACTGGGATTCACCGTTGACGTAGATTTTTATACGATCGGCTGAAGCCGCAGCTGTTGTGTCTATAGACAGCACCAGGTGATACCAAGCAGAAGGGTCCCTGAAAAGAGCCTGGGTATAAGCAGCTGCCGACATTGTGCCGCCAGCTGCGCTTGACCTAAACCAAAACTGCCTGTAAAACCCGTCCCACTCAAGAAGACATTGGCCCCTGCTAATGTTATCGCCTGCACTGAATATGGTTCGCTTTCCACTAGGGGCCAAGTCAGCCTGTTTTAGCCAGCAAGAAAAAGTGAACGTGCTTCGGTTGCCAATAACACTCGGAGTCCTGTAAAGATAGGCCGCCCAGTTTGGATTTAGCAGGAGTGAACGCTCAACAGTGTATGCAGAGCTGCCAGAAGAGCCGACAAAGAATTCGTTCAACATCAGGCGATACCCTCGGCCACGTTACCCATTAAGATTTCCGAGCTGCTCTTCACATAGAACGGAATGATCGCCGGGAATGCAGCGATAGTCGGGGCGCCAGCACCGCCAGGAAACTTGAACACAGAGTTCCAAACAGCAGGCCCCGCAGTAATGCGAATTAGGCCTGAAGTTCCGACTGTTGCATTGGTAGGAGCAGGGACAGTGATAGCGCCACAGGTCCAGTGATTGCCGGTCGCAAGATCAAAAGAGCCAGCGGTAATGGTGCGCTCAGTTGTTTCGTAAGTGCCACCAGCGGAGACCTTGCCAGCAAAGGCAGCAGAGCCGTCACCATTGAAAGTGATAACTGTGGTGCCTGCTGAGTAATGATCAGAAGTCCATCGAGAAAGAACAGTTGACGCAAATTGGGAGTTTGTAGCAGTAATTTCACTTCCATTATTGACCGTCAACTTCCCTGCAAACGTAGCAGCACCATCGGCAGTGAATTCGATTGTGTCAGTTGTGCCATCTCCTGCATAGTTCAGGAAAGTTGCTTGGCTGCCTGACTTACCACCAGCACCATTAATAACTACTCTTTGGTCACCTTGCAGAACTCCACCAAACGTCGCAGAGCCATCGTGATAAACCCTAAATTTATCTGTGCCAGCAACGCCGTCGTAAACCTGCAGAGCCACGTTGCTGCCGCCGGTTCCAAACACTGAGATGAAGCTGGTCCCCTCGGTATCTGGATTGCACCGAACACCCTTTCTGAAGTTTACCTCGTCTACATCAAGGTCAATTTTATTAGCAAACGAGGCAGAGCCGTCAGCATTTAAGACAACATTGTCATTCTGGCTAGCACCACCACGACCACCTTGGATGCGAACCATTGCAGTGGCATCTGTTTTGTCTGTAGCGCAGAAGATCTCACCAGTGGAAGCAGTCAGGTTGACGCGAGTGACTCCTGATGCAGGCATAACGTTGACGCTGTCTGTAAACGTCGCAGTGCCGCCCGTGCTCAGGTCAATCCCTGTTCCGATCTCAACGTTGCCAGTGAACTGACCGCTGTCTTCACGTACCAGTGGATAACCGCCTGCAGTTTGGCCGTCATGAACAACAACGGTCTTCTTAGTGGTGTCGACCGTGAGCTCACCTGCTGCGCCCGTAAAGGTGCTGTGCTCAGTAGTACTGCCACGACGTGATTGGATTTGGGTGGACATCAGGAGAGTGCTCCGTAATCTTCAGTGGATGTGGGGGAAGAGGTGATCAGGCCGTAATCCTTGTCTCCACTACCAGCAAGAGCAATCAGGTCGACAGTCAAACCATCGGAATTGACGATTTCGTCAACCTTGATCCTTCCGTAAGTGTCAGACATGTGTCTTGTTGGCGGTGGGTATCTACCCGGTCCGTCTAGGGTTCCTGATTAGCCAACAACGACCCAGGTGTGGCCGCCTGGGACCTCAATGGTCACGCCATCGGACACCTCTACGTCGTTGATGCTCAACATGTTTCGCCCTGTCGGCAGGGTGAAGTCGTCGTCAATGACGCGCTTAGTGGTAACAAAATCTGAATCTCCACCACCGCTACCAACCTCGACAATCGTGTCAGTCGTGCCGTCGCTCTGCTTGATGTAGATCTTGCCATCGCGCGTGTTAATCGCGATTTCCCCAAGTGCCAGGTCAGTTGTAAGGGGCACTTTGCCAGCAACTGCTGAGCGCTTTAGACGTACTGTGTTTGCCATGTGGCTATAGCTGCGCCCTATCAAGGGCTGATCGCTACAGGTTTCCAGGCAATAAAAAAGACCTCCCGAGGAAGGTCCAAAGGTTCCTTAAACCGCTCACTACAGGGTGAACAGCCAAGTGTTCCGGGCCTAGAACGTACCCCCATCGATCGTCGCACTAGGGCTCAAGTAATCAGTGCCGTCGACAGCTGCACTAAAAGCGTTCACTCCGTTGCCCTTGACCAGGCCGGTGAGTGTGCTGACGCCTGTGCCGCCATCGCCAACGGCGAGGGTGCCATCGATGGCTGAATGACTGAGATCCAGGGCAAGGCTTGACCCAGAGCCGACGTCGAACTTGATGCCTTTGTTGGACGCCAGCCCGACGTAGAGGGTGTTGCCACTTTTCTCTAGGCCATTGCCAGCTGTGATCTGGCCAGCACCTGAAAACTGCTCGAACTCAATATCATCGACCCCAACACTGATGGCGCCGTCAGAGACCAACACATAGCCATTGTCGGCTTGGGTGTTGCCCTGCTCAACAAATACAAATGCGCCGGGCGTGATGTTGGCCGTGCTGTCGAAATCATCAGCACGAACCCATGCGCCAGACTGGACGACATAGATGCCGTTCTCCGCGGCGCTGGTTTGGTTTTTGACCAAGATGCGGTTGCCGGCAGAGATGGCCTGACCATCGACTCCGTTGCTCGTTCCGCTAAGCGTGATGTTTGTTGTTGTGGCCAGCTTGACCGACGGCTTTACGTCAAGCCCCTGCGCAATGCTGTCGACATAGCCCTTTGTGACCGCGTCGGCGTCACCAGTAGGGGTAGCCAGGCCAGTGATTTTCTGGTTGTTCAGGCTGACATCAGCGGTAGGTGCCGCGAGCTGATCGAGGCGGTTCGCTTGAACTCCAGCGTCGAAGTCTGAGACCTGGTCGTGGGTGATGTCAATCGCAACGTCACCAGCGGCGCTGAGGCGACCTTGCTGATCAACAGTGAAGGAACGGACCGAACCGGCTGCGTTGTAAGTGCCAGGCGTGACAGTTGTGTTGTCGAGGCTGACTGTCAGGGTGCTGCTGTTGTCACCCGTGGTGGTAAGACCCGTGCCGCCATTGATGTTCAGGTTGCCGTTGGCATACTCGGCGGTGCCGCTGTCAGCGCTAACCGTCCCTGAGCCGTCTTCAAGAGCTGTCTCAAGCTCTTCGAGGGCCGCTTTGACAGTGATGTTGTCACTGAGAGTCGTCCCGGTCCCACCAAAGGTGCCGAGATGGGTGTCGCCGTCAGAAATGCCAATGGCGCTCCGGTTTTGGCTGATGTCGGTGGTGACCGCATCAACCTGATCCTGGACGTTAGATGTGACACCTGAGAGATAGTTGATCTCAGCGGCCGTAGCAGAAACAGTGGCGCCGCCAATCTGCAAAGTTCCGGAGACGTTGAGAACGCCTGAGAAAACTTTATCTCCGCTAATTGTCTGATTAGTGTCCAGCGTTACATGAGCGCCAGGACCACCCAGGGTGATGATTGATGTCGCAACACCCGCTCCGTTGTCACCTACGCCGATATAAAGTTTCGAATCATCTTCATTGAATGCCAACTCGGCATTCATCAACGAGGCAGGACTACCGGCGCCACCGCCAGCGGCCCGCCTCTTTATGCGGATTTGGTTAGCCATGAAAAAAGGGACCGTTGTCGACAGGGTCCCCTAAGGCTTCCGTTAATTGTTCCAATCTAATCAAAAATTGCCGCCGTCTTGAACACCGCCATTGACCCATTCGGCGCCGTTGTAGTTCAACGACTCCCCAGCAACTGCGTTCTGAATGTTGTAATTCAAAGGATCAGAAGCTGGATTCGCTCCACCGACAGCCACTAAGGTCCCGTTTTCGTTCATGTAAAGGCGGTCCTGATCAATGGCGTAAGCCAGTTCGCCGTCGTAGAGGTTTTGGATATTTGCAGTCAGGTCGCTGTAGTTGCCACGAGCAGGCCGTATTGGATTCCTCGGCGTAGGTGTCGGCATAGGTCGGGCGGAGACTCGAATCAGGATTCCGACTAGCTGTTGTTATCAGGGCCAGTCGTTGTTCCGAAGTACGGATCCGAGATGTCCTGTCCATCGACAATCTGCTCGTCGGTCGCAGAAGAGCTTCCGGAGGTGAAGTCACCACCATCGAAGACCTGAGATGTCGTCGTTGAGCTTTCACCAGTGTTGAAGTCGCCGCCGTCTCCCTCGGGTGTAAATGCACCGCCATCGCCAACCATGAGATGCGCGAGCGCTTGTTGTAGGTCGACCCAGCTGCCGTTCTGGCGCACGTAGAAGCGACCATCAGCGGGTGCCTCAGGAATGCCGCCAGCTGCGCCTCCAGAGACCTCCCACTTGATCTGCTTTGGGGTCGTGGTGGCATCGGTGGTGATCGTGACGCCGGGGCCAGCGACGAACTCGACAGGCTCTTCTCCGGTTGCATCCAGAGTCTCCTCGCCGTCAACGTGCCATGGGTTGAACGTCGAGCTCATGCTGATCAGAGCTTCGTTGTTGCCCAGATCAGTGACGCCGAAGCCGCTTTCAGTGTTGAACGCCAGCGAGGTGACGCCCGTGAGCAGGTTCTGCTTTGGGCCGGCGTTGGCGATCGGGTCGCCCAGGGCGTAGGCGCGCTCGCTGACCTCGAAGCCATCGAAGCTGCCGCTGCCTTCTCCACCTCCGCCGCCGTTGTAGATGGCGCCAGAGTCGCGGGGGACATATAGCGGCTGCCACTTCCCGTCTTTCCACGTGAGGACTTGACGCTCTTCTGCGTCAACACTGAGCACGTCGCCCAGGTCCTTGAGTTCGGCATCTCCAAGGTCGACAGCTGTGCCGTCCGCGCCGTCCTTGCCTGCAGGTCCGGCCGGTCCTTGAGGGCCCCGGGGCTGAGGCATGAGCGCCAGGTCGCCCACCATCTCCTTGAGGCCTGTCACCTCGTCGCGCAAGACCTCGATCTGTTCCTGGCTCTGCTGCTTGGCCTGCAGCGTTTCGGCCTGAAGATCAGCTTTGAGTTGCGCCTTCTCGACCTTTCTGTCCTGGTCGCGCTTTGCTTGACGCATTGCCGCGATCTCGACGCGGGTCAGCATTTGCGTCAGGACGCCGCGCATCAGCGGGGCAGCGCCCCGCATGTCGAAGCCAGCCTTGCGCAGTCCAACGATCGTCAGGTCGAGCATGGCGCTCGAGTTGCCGATCAGGTCGATTAACCAAAGACGCGAGAAGCCATCTTCTGGGTGCTTGTAACCACGAACTACAACCTCGATGCCCGGGGAGCCTTGTGCCTCACCAATCGAGACGACCACGCCAGGCAGGACGTGGCGCTTCACCAGAGCCGCTACTTCTGCTGCTTTGGTGAATGCCATAGGAGCCTCAGGGTCCGCCTAGGGTTCCGATTCAGGCCCCACAAACACTGGAGACTTCGGCCGCGATGTCCCAGGCGGAGCGCAGCGCTGCACCGGTGATTGCCTCGGCCTCGAGGGCGAGGACCATCGGGCCAGCGCCAAGGCGGACATAGGGGGTCAGATGGCGATCGATGTTGAAGCTGTTTAAGCCTGCGAGCTGGTAGCTGTCCTCGATTTCGCGACCAGGCCTAAGCGCGCCATCACCTAGGCGAAAGCCTCGGCAATCCTGCGCCACGTGAATCGCTTCATGCCGGAGGGTGTCGAGGTTGTCTGCGGTGAAGGCCCTCTGCTCTCTGTCGACACAGATTCCGACCACAAGGTCTTTGCTGACGTAAAAGCCTTCGGCGTACTCGCAATGACCGCCCGCATCCCGTGTGACCGTTCGAACCGTGACACCATTTGCCCGCAGAGCGTCCTGCAAGGCTCTGTGAGCCGCGTCAAGGTCATTAGGCAAGCAAACACCAGCAGAAGCCAGCGAAACGGTTAGAGAGGCAGCCAGGGCAGTCCGTGTAAGTATTCGGATCACGCCTAGACCTGCAAGTGCCAGGAGTGTTCCGTGGCTAGCTCATAAAAAAGGCCCCCGCTTGGGAGCCTTGGGTCTGTCAGCCGGAGTAGGAGACCCCTCGGTAAGTGAGGCGATGGGGGACGGGCTTCGCGTTGGTGACGTGCTCGTAAGGCACGCCGCGATAGGCCTTCGTATGGATGAACGCGGCCTGATAGCGGCTGCGGGCTTTCTGGAGCTGACGTTGGGCGAGGAGGAGTTCAGACATGACACTGTTGGGAAAGTGCCGAGAGCCCCGTTCCCTGCTCTCGAGCTGTCTGCGGTAGCGGTTGCTACTGAACGTATCCAAGGTTACCGAGGGTAGTAACGGTTCTGATTCGGACGCTTGGAGGGCTTGACGTAGTAAGCGGTGCCCGGAACGTCCACGTAGTAGCCGTGCGAGGTGTCGTAGGGGCGGCCGTTCTCCGGGCAGTAGCGAATCGCTGCTGATGCCGGGAGCGTCGGACTCAGGGCCAGCAAGGCGAGGATCAGGCATTTCATAGAACTGCTTGATTGAACCTCCCAAACCTACCCCACATGGCTCACTCTCTTATTTCTCTCTCTAATTACTTTCTTATCTTTCTTATATATAAGAGGGACTTCCCGAAACGGGAAAGATCCATGGACAAAACGGGAAGTCGCTTTGGACAAAACGGGAAGTCCTATGGACAAAACGGGAAGTCATTAAAAAAGCCCCCGAAGGGGCGGTGGATCAGGCGGCGACGTTGAGGCATCCGCAGGCTTTGAACTCCTGCTCTCTGGCCAGGGCTGCCTCGGGGTCGTTGTCGTTAGTCATGTCGTACTGCTCGGCGATGTAGGCCTGGACCTGTTCCCAGGTGGTGAGCTTGCGGAAGGCGTTGAGGCGGGTGAAGCCCTCAGTGCAGCCAAACTCTTTGGCGGTTTTGTAGAACTTGCGAGCCTGGGCTGCGGTGGTGATCTTGTCCTCAACCTTGGCGATGCCCCAGGTGGTGGTCTGAGTGACCAGGGCCTCGTCGCCGGTGATGCGGAAGGTCCAGTTGGCTTCGCCGTTGGTGAGGTGGTGAACGGTGGTCATCGGTTCGTTTGCTGATGTCCCTGTTCTAACCGAGATACCCCAGCTTGTCAACACGTGCAACATTCGGACACATTCAGCCAGCGGGCAGGAGCCAGGGCTGCTGACGGAACATCAGGTCCTGCGCCGCAACCCACTCCTCAGGCGAATAACGGGCCCAGACCAAACAGTCGCAGCACTGCTTGACCGTGTCCTCGTGAATGGTGAGCAGGCCTTCATCTGTGACCCAGCCAGGAGCCAGGTAGATCCAGAGGCCCTCGTTGTAGATACCGCCGGAGCGCTCATCACTCCAGTCCTCGACCCTGGGGTCTTGCTGCAGCTGCTTGTAAGTGCGTGGCTTTCTCATGGTGTTCAGCTCCAGAGAGCCTTGACTGCTTTAGCGGTGTTCTCGTGGTAGATGGCGTTGTCGCTCATGCGCTTGACCAGGAAGCGGAAGCCCTGAACCTTCTTGCCTGCAGTACCCAGGTCAACGACTGCGTATCCGTTGATCAGGCCTTGTGCTTGGAGAGTCATGGGTCGGTTCGTTTCGATGACCCTGTTCTAACCGAGATACCCCACACTGTCAACACGTGCAACACAGCGCAATAAAAAGGGGCCCGCAGGCCCCGTCTCAAAGCTTGTAGCTACCAGGGTCTCTCCTGTTCAGTACTTGCCCTCCGAACTCCTCCTTGCTCCATACGGCAGCCGCTACGGCCTCTTCGGTCAGCCCAAAGCTTCGGTCCACGCCATCGGGGTCGACCAGGGCCCACATGAAGCGGGTCTGGCGAGTTGTCCACCCTGGGGGCAGTTGGGATACGAATGAAGACATCACCGAAGTATTTGAAAAGCAGAGAGGTCACTTGTGACGACCAGGATTGATGCAGCCAGGCTCCTCGCTGTTTGCTAGGGACAGCAGGTAGTAGACGACCCAGCAGACTCCGCCCATAAAGCAGGCAAAGCCGAAAGCCAGGGCAGCGATATGAATGCTCACGACTGCGGCGCCTGGTAGCCAAACAGCTTGGGCTTAATTTTTCCGTAGCCCTGCGTGATCTCCAGCACGTCAAACCCGGCATCCCAAAGCGCGTCGAAGATGTCGGACATTTTGAAGGCACGGATGCCAGAGACAGCAATCAGGTCGTCCTGATCCAAGCCGGCGGCCGCGGCCTGCTGCTCACGCAGTGGAGATCGAGGCCAATAGCGAACTAAGTGGACATCAGAGGGAAGATCTGCGTCGAGGGCGACCAGCTCTTCATGGCTTGTGTCTTCTGCCATTAGGTGGCAGTCGTATTGAAGAAGGTGCTCGAGGAGGTTCATGCGATTCGGATTTCGGTGTACTGGCCAGAAAGAATCAACTCGCCTCCTTTGAAGCCAATGGTCTGGCGGAGTCGAGTGTTGTTGTCGACGAAGCGGATCTCTTCTCGGAAGTACTGGCCGTCGTATTCAGTGCGGAAGACGACCGTGTCGTCGTCAATACGCTCCATGGCCTGACTGGTCTGCGCGTCGGTGAAGTAGCCAACGTTTCGCTCGAGGAGATTGCCCTTTAGTTGGATGAGCATTTCTCCAGTAGTTGGACGCTCAACCTGAGCGCCTTTGAGGTCTTTGTGCGCCCAGGATTCCCAGTTGATGCGATAAACGTCGCCGTCGACCGGCTCCATGCCGAAGTAGGTAGTGATGATCGTTTGAGCCTTGGCCTGACGCTCGGAGCCGAAGTAGATGTAGCGACGCTCGCTGCGCCACTCACCACAGGAACGCTCGATCCAGTCAAGAAAGGGTGACGGGTTCATCCTATTACTGTACGAACACTTACAAGTTATCGGCGAGCATTCGGAACCCTGGACCAGCAACGCCTCTATGGATGGCCTACACCAAAACCCATCAGTCGACCATCCAAGTCTCTACGACTGCATCCAGCGAAGAACTTAGTGGATACAATCAAGCCTTTAGAGAGATTCTCAGTACCTGGCTTCCAACTCGGGGCTGGGCTGTTACCGAGCACTCCAACAATTCAGACAGCGGCATAAACAATCACTTCCATTGCTCAAAAGACATCCAATGCGTGGGTGGAACGACCCAAACATTGAGTTTTGGGCTGCATATACACAATGACCAAAGCCACGTTGACTGGACTTGGTACAACGGCAGCAACAATATGTATAGCGACGTCGGCGGAGTCGCGTTCCCAGCGGGAAATTTCTTTTTAAGCGAAAACAGCATTTACATCGACGGCGTTTTTGAGATGTGGTCGCACGATACAGACCCTGACTCGTTTGTCCTCATTGTCCGAGGTAACACCAATTTCCGGCTGCTTGGCTTTATGCCGCCTGCTGGCAGTCTGTTTCGGGCAGACTTAGAAACCAACGACACATACGCTCCCTGGAGCATGTGCATGTTGCCATTGTTTAAGGACAACCCAGCATTCGCGAATGCAACTCCTCTCGCGACGACTGCTTGGGTTGGTGACTTTCAAGACCTAAGGCGGACAAGTGACTCTCTCCCCTTTGTGATTCACAACTACGGAGTTCTGGGCATGACCGATGGCGACGCGCAATTCGCTCTGATCAACGACCCCGACGTGTCGACGCTGCTTGCTCAGGACAAAGCACACGCTCAACTTCAGGGTCGCGCCGATCAGGTCCATTCGGTGCAGATTGGCGCTAACTACTACATCGCGTTAGGCCTGCCATCAACCAGGGCTCGGCTTCTGCTTAACACTGGCACTGTGAACCTGGAGGACTGATGGCCATCAATCTGACCGGTAGCAATCAGACGACATTTTCGTTCAGCACTTCAGCGCTTAACCTAAACGAATCGACTCTTGCGTTCAGCGTCGTGCCGCTCGAACTGAAACAAACAACTCTTGAGGGTGTCAAGTACTGGACCACATCAACATTCACGCCGCCTCTTAAGCCAAGCAACGGATTTCTCTATCCAAGGCGCCAAGATTGATGGCATAAAAAAAGGAGCCCGGAGGCTCCTTCTAAAGATTAGTCCCGCTGGCGCCAGTCGTCAGTTTTGTCTTGCTTAAACCAAGCAGCAATTTCTTCGACACTATTGAAACCATCGACAATGTGATTCGATGGATCTGGATCACCCAGGTCCATCTGATTCATGAAATCGTCAAGACTGCCTGGTTGCATATCAGGGTTGTTTGCTTTGCGGCGTGCTTTGCGAAGCATTTCTGATGCGCTGCGATTTGCTTTGCTGAGCTTTTCGGCCCATATCATGTCGTCGAGTTTGACCTCTTCGCCATTGGCAATGCGCTCACAAATAAACTCGAGTCGGAGGCGATATTGCGTTGAAAGCATGTCCCCTTTCCTTTTGATGATGTTGGGTTAGTCGATGTCGCCAGTCAGAGCTAGGTAGCGATCGAAGAGCTTGGTGATGGCCTGCTGCAGGTGGCTGGCCTGAGTGGTTTTGCCCTCAAGGAGCGCGTCTTCACGGTGCTCTCGCAGGGCTTTAATCTGCTCGAGCACGGCGTCGGCGTAATTCATAGGGTTGTTAATGTTCGAACGTTGACAGGCTATCGGTGATCAACGTTTTTTCCGCTTCTTGGCTGTCTTGGCCGCGGCCTTAAAAGCTGAAGCAGTAGGGGCGCCCTTTTGGCCAGGCTTACGCATCTTCTCGCCAGAGCCGGCAGCGATCCGTTTTTTCTTGTTGTTGATGTTCCGGTAAAGGCTCACTTTTTGCCTCCCTTCTTCTTGTAGGGCTTCTTGCCGGAGACTTTGCCGGTCTTGATGTTGTACGTGGTGGGCATGAGTGCACCTTGAGGTCGCCATAGGGTTCCTCCACTTCGGAACCCTGGGGCAGCCAAATGAGCCCAGCCCGTCATGACCTGGTCCAAGGTTTACACCTCAACCGTGCCCGTTAATGATTTCGACTCTGATGGAGGGACGTCGCTACTCGGAACTCTCGACGAATTCTTCGACACGTGGTTGCCGTCTCGTGGCTGGACGACTCACGTGGGGGTAAGTCGGCCAAGCAATGTGACTGGCTACTACCACTGGTGGATGGATAAGGCGATCCAGTGCCTCGACGGCAGCTACTACAACCACCGGGTCGAGTTCGTCCTTGACCCAAGCACAGCCGAAAACTTTGGCTGGAAAACCTGGGCCTCTGGCGTTGCAGCCGACACTTCCCATAACAACCCCGCCATAACCAGCAATGCACTAACCGTGGCAATCGAGGGCTCTTGGGAGATGTGGACCTCTGATCAAGACACCGATTCGTTTTTGATTGTCGCCAAGGGCAACCCTCGAACCCTGATCGCCTACATGCCGCCAACGGGGTCAATCATCAAAAACCGAGGCAACGGGACCACCCAGCCAATGAAGGTCATGCCTTGCATCCCAAGTGATGGCGCATCAGCGGGCAACTGGCACAGCAACGCCAGTCGTTATGGTCATCACCCAGCAATCAGGCCTTACAGCCCCTCCTCGATCAACCATCTGGGCCAGGTCATCAAGTTCAACGCTCAGTTCTGCAACGTTGGAACAGGGACGACCATGGAGCCTGGATTCGTGACGTCGACCAACGATTGCGCCATGCTTTACCAGGCCGAAGACGTCGACGAGTTGGACAACATCGGCACGCTGCAGGTTGGCACCGAGTACTTCATCCGAGTCGGTCTCAGCGGCAGCGCCCTGCTGTTCAGCACTGGAACAACTGACCCAGGCTACTGATGGCTCTCGAGGTATTTAGCGGGAGCAGTGTCACGCTCCCCGTGCTTAGCGGCACTGCAGTCCACTCGGAGGTCGACGTTGTCACCATCCCCTCCGGTGGCATTTATGTGCCGATAGGGCTGGACTTTTCCAGCATTGTTGAAGACGGTTTCACGCAGATCAATGCTGACTTTTCTAGGCAGGCTGCATCGTCTTCTTTTACCGAGGTCAATGTCGGCGGCAGTGGTGACACAGTTCCTAAAGTTGGCATCATTTTTCCGCGCGGTGTTCCGCTTTTCTGCGCATAGGAACCCTTGGGCACTGTCGAGTGTCCTTCATGACTTGGTCCATAGCTCATCAGGCGAATTTCGACCTCTCTGGCGCGAATGGATACAGCGCCGCGCATGACTACCACTTCCTGACCTTCCTGCCATCGAGGGGGTGGACGGTAACCAAGGGACAGCCGACGAACGGCAGCCTGCCAACCACTAACAACGCGATCTATCAGTGCAGCAAAACCTTCACGCTGCCTGACGCAACAACAACTACCAAGCACTGGGTCTATCACCTCCGATTCGATTTCGGCATTGTGGAGACCTACTCATGGGACAACGTTGACTTCGGTACTTCTGCGGTAACTCTGAGGTCAGAGAGCAATGTGATGTCCGTATTAGGCGGCCAAGGCAACAACACTGAATTCACGTGGTTGGCTTCTGATGAACATCAAGATGCTTGGATTATGCTGAGCGCTGACAACACTTACGTCGGCGGCGCAAGCATTCCTGTCGACGGGTGGCTGCATAACGGATACGACAATTTATACCCTGGATTGATCGCAAACAGCAACGGATATTTTTGCATAAAAGACGCAAGTTCTGGGTATTTTGGGTTCATAGGGAACACCGTAGTCAACAGTTACCTGATGACAAATACCTTCTTTTATGCCACAGCAAACACTGCCGGCAATTACTCATACAACACACTAAATGATTTTTATTTGCGGATGAATGGAACACAAATCAGCACTACAGCCATGAGCGCCACTGGGCCGGCCTCTGTACTGATCGACGGGCGCTACTACCTCGACCTCCGTCCGAACAGCAACACCTCATTGATGCTCGACACCGATCAGACTGATCTAGGTGTTCTCTGATGGCTAACTTTGTCACCTTCGGCGGCAATCAACTGCGGTTTGAGAATCAACCAGGGCACACCTATATCAGCTTGTTAGGTGCAAATGGCTTGAGCTACAGAAGCAGCAAGCTGAGCCATCTGACGATCCTTGATCGGGCCTTCCCGTCAACACAGTCACGAATAAGCCTGCTGGGCGCGAATGGCCTGAGTTTCAGGAGCAGCAAGGTCAGCCACCTCAGGGTTCTCAGTCAGCCGTTTCCGTCAAGCCAAACACTTATCAGCCTCTTAGGGGTGAACGGCTTGAGCTTTAGAAGCAGCAAGGTCAAACACGTCAGGCTCTACAACCCACCTATTGGCGGAGGCAAGAGGGAAACCGATGGGATTGCGTGGCCCACAGGCGTTCAACGATTCGGCAACGACTGATCACTTAGGCGGAGTCACTCGGCGCGTGGGTGGCTTCTTTTCTTCTTCGAGGGCGTCGAGCTTGATAGCCAGGCCCATCACCGTCGTCAGCAGCCCTGTGAGTACCGCCAAGGCCCTCTCCTGGCCGTCCTTGCATTGATCGCCCTTGACGAGCCCAGCAGTGCATCCAACGAACAGCAAAGCCGCGCATAGGGCAATGGTCGCCACTACGCCGGAGATCAGTGTCTTGACCCAGAGCCCTGTGTTCATAGGAAAAGGCTTCCTGGGAATTTTTGGCCTAGTCGGACTAGAGGCGACATGAAAAGGGCTAGTGTGGACATACCGGGGTAATTCCCCATTACTGGGTAACTACATGTCAAAGCGCGTGGTGGTTCAGATGTCTGAGGAGTGCCACAAGGCTCTGAAGCAGTACGCCGCCTTTTACGGCATGACGATGTCTGAGGTGCTCTACGAGTCAACCCGGATGCAATTCCACACCCAGCTAGGTGTCTGCGAATTCGTTGAGGACATGTTCGAGAAGCTCGGCATCGAGGCGGACAACAGGGCTTCCAAGCCTTGCTTCTCCTTCATGTGTTTCAGCTGTAAGCACCGCGCAGCCTGCAAAGAAGGCACGTATCAGGGGGTTATTGAGCTCGAGGGTCCTTGCATTGACAAGAACTTAGTGCTGGAGAACGGAAGAAAGAGAGTTGCAGCCCTGCAAATTGAGGCAGGCCAAGAGCCGCAGTTTGAGGATCTGTTTGACCCAGATTCCCCGGCATGCCGTCATCAGAACCGGTGCGTTAGGGCATGAACCTCGCGCTAGGCGCCTTTTCTGGCCAGGTCTTTCTTGGCCTCGCTCTCGCTGACCTCTTCGCCGGCGCCCTCATTGGGCTCAGGGACGAACGATGCGGGGTCACTAGCAGGTCCAGGGGTTTCACCCATGCCCATCATGGCTTGGGTCTCTTGGACAGCGAGCTCCTTCTCTTCCTGAATCCTTTGGAGCTCTTCTTCGATATTGAGGTCGGGATCTAGTACGCCGCCACGCTGCAGCTCTTCGAGGGTGGTCTGATGACTGATCAGGCCGTTGACGTTGAGGTTGGTCAGCTGCGCGACGTCGTTCGCTTCCATCGGCTTGCTGAGCAGTGAGTCGCTCAGGCTGATTCCTGACTCAGGATGCAGTTTTTCCCCGCTGTACTGGGTCCAGAAATAGAGCAGCTGGCGGAACGCGGACAGCTTGCCCTCGATCAGGGCCCGTACCTGGGAGCTCACCTGGGAGCTAGCCAGTGCTGCTTCGGTTGCTGTCCGGTTGCCACCATCGCCCCAGAGGAACGACAGAGAGGCCTCCTTCATGAGCTTCTCAACGTGAAGAACCTCTTCCTGGTGACGCTGCAGAGAGCCACCGGAGATCTCAGCCCAACGGAAGTCTCCACCTTCAGGCAGGTCGAGGACACTGTTGGGTCCAATGGTCAGGGGCTTGGGTGAACCGTCAGGCAGCAGGGAATCGCCAACACGGACACCAGCAGGCAGGGCGCACTTGTGAATCAGTTCAGACAGGTCGCTGCGCAGCTGCATGTGCTCGATACTCAGCTGAGCTAATGCGTCCATGGCGACATCAGAGGAACCCATGGCATTGGTGGTTGCACCCATCCACACCATCGGAATCTCATTGAGGCTTGTCGTGCCCTCCTCAAGGACCTCTTCCTGATACGTGCCGGCCTTAGTTACGCGCAGGGTGACCTTGCGATATGCGCCAGGCACCATGACCATGAAGACCTCCTGCGACTTGCTGCCGTAGTCGCCATCAGGCACTTCTTCTTCAAGGCGGATCACGACCAGGTCGAGCACCTCGCGGCCGCCGTCAAGGTGTGAGCGCCAGTTGATCACCTGTGAGCGCTCTAATAGCACCAGGTAAGGACGACGACCTGATCGGATCTCCTCAATCTTGGAGGTGACGCCAGGTTCGGCAAGGGGCATTTCCACAAGAACGGCCGCGGCCCCATCGCGCAGCACAAGCTGATCGACGTCGGACAAGAATCGGCGCAGGCTCGAGCCGCGCATGTCGACGTCATTCAAGGACGCTTCGAGGCTCGGAGGCGCCTCACTGATCTGGAATCGGGACAGCAATCCAGAGAATGAACGGATGGCGTCTCTGTAAGTAGAAGGATATGAACTGCGACCGATGCGACCCTGGTAGGCATCAGTGGGCTCGCCTACTTCCTGCGGCAGGTACTTTGCGCGGACAGAGCGGGTGGCGTTATCACCTTCGCGAGGCAGTAAATGCCAACAATCTTTAGCCCGCTGCAACAGGGGCGCGATACCCGCCAACTCAGGACGTTGATAACTGACCAGCTTTGGATTGTTCGACGGTGCGTCCTGTAGTGCCACGCTCGGTTTCCTGTCCGGGTCCCATCAGGATTCCGAAGAGACATGCAGGTGCAGCTCCTCCCAGTCGAAGTCATCCGGCAGGTCAGCCAACAAAGCAGCAATCCTCTGAATGCGCTCCTGTCGGCTCTGCTCTGCCAGCTGCATCGCTTGCAGGAATGGCGACGCCATCACCCTGCAGGAATCGCGACTTCCACGGGCTCACCAGCCTCGGCATCCCATGACCAGTAGTAGCCCGCCTGAGGTGCTGGGCCGATCGCGCCGTCCAGGTAGTAGCGACCGCAATAGGCCGGGTCGTACTCGGCCACCTCGATGAGTTGAGTCTGTTCAGCGGGGGCTGCCTTGGACGACTCAAAGTGAGAGAAGATGAAGCCGTTGCTGTCGGTTTCGATGTAGTAGTACATGACGATCAGTTGAATTCGATGACTTCGTAGCTGGTTGTATTGATGCCGGTGCCACTGGCCCTGGACACCAACAGCTGCGTTGATGACTGCAGGGAAAGCCGGGTCTCAGTTATGGCAGTGCTACTGCTTGCGAGGTTGTTCGTTGCGCCGAGGTGGCTGATCATCGTCTTCGACATGTCGACGGACGTGATAGTGGCGCTCGCGAAGTCGGTGCCATTCATCGCAATGGTCCCCCTTTGAATGCTGCTAATCACGGAGCCTCCTAGAGCGGCGATTGCTTGAGCGACTCGCAAAGGAGTCATCACTTGTGTGTTGTTGGTGCCAGCCTCGGCCTCAGCCTGGGTGGCTATGGGTAGTGTTCCGTCGAGGCCGTCCAGTTTCGTTTTATCAGCGTCCGTAAATGCGTTGGTGTCAGCCTCTGCTTCGTAGGCAGTTTTGATGTCTGCGCCAGTCATCGCAACGTTGGCCTGGGCCCCTGCCTCGACGCCGTCGAGCTTTGTCTTATCGGCTGCTGACATGTAACCCAGCGCGCTAGTCGTCGCTGTGTCGCTGGTTATGACGGTCAGATCCACGGTGTCCCCGTTGGAGTTCAAGAGCCCGTCAGCTTTGAGAGTCCCGAAAGGCATGGCCTGATACTGCTGAACAGTCCAGGATTCCCGCCCATTAAAAGAGGCCCCGAAGGGCCTAGGTCATGCAAGTGCTGCGTCGGCCTGTTCTTCTGTAAGGCCTGCTGCCAACAGCGCGGCTCTCGCCTGCGCCACCTTGTCCTCGTAGCACTGAACTGGGTAGTAAGTGCCGTCGTCCTTGGCCTCGAAGCTCACTGGCTCGTAGTCAGGTTGGATGCTCAGCTCATACATCCCAAGGGCCGCGATAGGGCCCATGGATCCGTAGTTACGCTTCAGCTCTTCGGTCTCGATGATGCGGTTCTGGGGCTTGAAGAAGTACTTCATCAGATGACTCCTGTCTTGAAGATGTTTTGAGCGGATTGAACGGGCGAGGCGTTGTCTGAGGTGTACTTAACCGTGACCCGGTAGTAGGTGTTCTCAGAGAGCGTTGGCTTGTTGGTGTTCCAGGGTGCCGAGCCGTCTTGCCCAGAGGTTGCGTCCAAGTCGTCGTAGGTGTTGATCAGTGTCCAGGGACCGGTCTCACTAGCGCCGCTCTCTAGGGTCCAGACGCGCTTCGACAGTGTTGCGTCAGTGCCTGTCACGGCAGTCGTTCCGCCATTGCTGGACGTGAACACAATCGACGTAGGCGAAGGAGATGCTGCGCTGACGCTTGCGCCTTTGATGTACTTGCCGACAATGAAGTTGCCATTAACACCGCTCACGTAGAAGGTGTTGTTTACGCGGCTGACGACAGTGCCAAACGTGGCCGCGGCGAAGGACTTGCTGACTGTGTCGCCATTGGCCCAGGTTCCGCCGTCGACGAGCATCGTGCTGTTGCTTGCGTCCTTGCTAACGATTGCAACGCCTGGCTCGATGTCGATCGTCAGGCCGTTCACATTCGGCTGGTTGGGATTGTTCCACCAGAAATAGCGTCCAGTGCCCTTGTAGCCACCAGAGACGGCTGTGCCACTCGTACCAGAGTTGTAGGTATCGCTGGCCGCGTTTGTTGTCCTGAGGCTGCTGATGCCGTTCTGAATGATCGAGGCAGTGACGACCTCGCCCATGTCAATGACGTAGCACTCAGTACCACCGGAACTGGTGCCCCAGTCGCCGGAATAAATAGAATTGCTACCGATGCCTAAGGTCTTGACCGTCGCGTTCGTGCCCGGACCTGAAGAGCCGCCACCACCAACGGCGTTGTTCTGAGAAAGGTCCGACCAGGTTGTAGCGAGACCCCAGCTCGACCCCTGGTAGCCGGCTGCGTAGGGATGGCCGCCCCAGCCGATGTATGTGTCAGCGGAGCCATCAAACCCCTGCACGAAATCGCCGACCTGAAACTCGTCGAAGCTGCTGTTGTTTGTAAAAGTGAGCGTAGTCCCCGCCGGCTGGTTATCGACAAGCTGGTTTCCGTCGACTGTCACTCCGCAGAACGTCGTGTCGTTTGCCGTGTGGCAATCAATAGTGAAGCCAACGACATTGGATTTTGAACCAATAGCGAACTGGCAGGTGTCACCAGGGCCAGTCCTCGGAGCCGTGGTGTTGTTCCAGACAGTTTCAGTTGAACCGTTTGCGTACTCGAAGATGATCGTGTGGTTGTCGTTCTCAGGGATAGCCGTCGAGTAGATGACGAAGTTGCCACTTTGAGCAGGGGACAGCGTGATGCTGAGCACGGCGCCGTTCGTCTTCCTGTCGTAAGTGCCTTCATGGATTGGATCCCCTTGGAAAGCGTTTGAAGACGTGCCAACTGCGACGAAATCGGTGACAACGTTTGTGACGTTAGTGATTGCGCTTGTTTCGGAATTCGTGAAGTCCGTGCCATCAGCTTCGGCCTGAGTGGCCGTGCCGATGATGCGGCTCAGCTGATCGGGACCCGAGAAGGTGAGCGCTGCGTCGTAAGGGTCGCTATGCGTCAGGGTGTCGCCGGTGCTGTAGTACTGACCCGAGAGGGTGATCTTCTTGGTGCTCGAATTCACGTCCTGAATCTGGCCGCCAGTGCTTGGGATGTCTCCGGCCGAGAAGAGACTGAAGTTTGTGGCGTCAGGAAACGTCATCACTGAGCCGTTGAAGAACTTGCCTATCTGGCCGATTGCCTTCGGGTTGTTCATCACGATCCAAAACACCTGGCCAGTAACTACGGCAGGAAACGTCGTGATGGGTGTGCCGCTGTTGTGCAGATCTGACTGACCTGTGCCGTTGACAGAGGTGATGTTTGTGCCTGGGTTGAAGATCAGAGTGACCGTCTGAGGGAAGCGGAACGCATAGCCCTGGGAGATGCTGCCACTCGTGTCGGAGGTGGAGCCAAACAGGCCTTGTTGGACTGTGAAGGGGCTCGAGAAGTTGATTGTCTCGCTGGTGCTCGAGTAGCCCGCGCCGCTGCCCCAGTTAGCGAAGCTGCTGGCTTGGCCGAGGTTGTTCCACGTTTGGTTATTCCAAGCAGAAGCCCAGCCAGCCCAAGCGCACTGGACGTTCACGGTGCTGCCAAAGGTTCCGAGTTGAACGCTGGAGGCTGCACTCGTCGACTGAGGCAGAGATCCAGCCGGGCCGACAGTGGTGATGTCAGCAGTGAGCGGCTGCTCAGTACCCGTGGGGTTCAGCCCTGCACCATTGACAGGTGACTCGATGTTGACAGGCGATTCGATTAACCCGCTAGGCCCCAGGTCCAGGTCCTGAGCCTGCATCTTGTACTGGGTGCCACTGCGCTCGACAAGCAGCAGGTCGGTGTCGTTGAGAGTGCTCATGTCGGTGTAGGGAACTTGGTACTGGACGCCGGATCGCTCAACCAAGAAAAGATCGTTATCGCTTGGAGTGCTCATGGCAGGGTCGGAAGGCTGGACAGCGATGCGTTCTGCAACTTCACCCAGTTGCCGCCGTGGGCGTAAAACAGCGCACCCTCTGCGTGGACGTGAGCCACTGCGCCATGGACACCTGAAGCAGCAGGCAGATCGCCCGTGGTTGCGTAGAGGACAGGATTGAGGTCGCCAGCCTGGAAGAGGGTTGGCTTGTTGGTCAGGTCGTCGTAGTCACCAGAAAAGCCAGCCACGTTGGCCTGGGCTCCAGCCTCAATGCCGTCCAGCTTCGCCTTATCAGCAGCTGACATGTAGCCCTTGGCCGATGTCGTCGCGTCGTCAGTAACGAGGACCGTCAGATCAAGACTCGAGCCACCCGAGTTCTCAATCTCGTCGGCAAGGATTTTCCCGTAGGGCATGGGATCAGGTCGCTACATGGACGCCTCAGGATTCCGAGAACTCCTTGACCGCGATGTCGTAACCCTTCAAGAGCATCGCCTTCTTGACGATCGCAAGAGCGATGTCTCTTTTGTCTGTGACCTCGGTGACCTCAATCTGCCCAGGCATTTTGTAGGTGATCTGAAAAAGCATTAGATCAAGTCGTTATCGAACAGCGCAGACATGAGGCAGGCGTAGAGCTGTGTCTTCATCTGGATCAATCTTTCCTGCTCCGAAGCATCGCCCCCGGGCCACACTCTCAACGCTGTATCGGTTGCACTGAGCATGGCCCGCAGGGTTTCGATGTTGGTTTCGATTGAAACGACGATGTCCCGCTCGTCCATCACCCTTTCCATTTGGTGCGATTAGCCCAATAGGCCGCGGACATCTTGCCCTTGGCGATGTTCTTGGCATGGCGATCCCTAAAGGCTTTGCGCTGAGCAGCGTTCTGATTGGTCTTTGCGCCCTGCTCACCGAAGCGAATGGTCTTGATCTTGTCGCCTTCCTTGGCCACGACTACGTGGCTCTTAGTTTTGTGATTAGGTGTGCGCTTGGGCTTGTTGAAACCGCTGACGCCAGCCCTTTCGAGTCGAGGATCTTTCTTTTTGCCGGCCATCGAGCTACTGAGAGAGCCTTAGGGTTCCCCGAGAACTCCGCCTTGCAGCCTGATGTACTCCTTGCAGGCTTCGAGGCTCTTGGATGTCATGCAAAACATGCCGTGAAAGTGCACGGACCAGTAGCCATTGCCTTTGCAGATGATCGTGTAAGCCATAGGGTGCATGGTGCTTGTTCTAACCATGATCACGATCTTGCAGCGGAGTGAACTTGAAGGGTGGGAGCTCGACGCCCATCTCCTTGAAGTCATTGCGCAAACTGCGATATGCCAACCAACTGCGCAGGAGCAGCATCCCGTTCCAGTACTTAATGCGAGCTATGGCGTACAGCCCGAAGAAGTAAGCATCACACTCCTTGGGGAACAAGGCATAGAGGATGATCAGCCCGGCCATCCATCCGTAGGTAAAGGCAGTCGGATTCATGCGATCGAGAGGCGATTGAACAAGGGCTGAAGTTGATCGTGGACTTCCTTGAGTGTTCCCTCGAAGCGAAGCGAGCCGATGGTGGCGATGTAATGCCAACCACCGACCCGAACCAGATGAGCCGTAGGGCCCAGGCGGTGGACCTTGTCTCGCAGCTGCGTTGGCGTGATGCCTTGCTTCAAGGGTGAGCGATTAAGCACGGCGGCGCTCGTAGCAAAGGGCGTTAAAGGCCGCGGCCAACAAGAAGGCTGGCAGGGTAGTAGCGATCAGAATCCAGATCATCGAAGGTCAGGCGGAGTGTTCTCTTCGTAAGTACCCAGCTCGAGGGCTTGATTGACCAGGTCCATGGCGTCAGCCAGTAATCCCCAGGTTTTGTCGCTGTATATCTGGGGTTGGTCCTCGGTCATGCCTTGGGCCAGGAAAAGCTGATTAGCGGCGGCGCTAAGTGGGTTGTTGATGGTCATAATTCCATCTCGGGGAATCGGTCGGGATTTTCATCGAGAATCATTTCCCAGCCAGCGATCTGGTCGAGGATGTCGGCGCAGGTCTTCTGGAGTTGTTCCTGTTTGAAGTTGGCGGGAGCAATGCTTATGCAGCTGATGCAAGCGTCAACGAGTGATGTGGTCTCAGGATTCACGGGAGAATGAAAGCGATAAAGAGAGAGGGGATGAGAAGGGCCTAGAAGGGGCTGGAAGAGCCGTAGCTCATTCTACCCTTGGGTCAGTCTGTTTTCGAACAATGATTGAACGGAGCCGCTCTCATGAAGGTCTGAGAGGGTCTTGCCATTGATGGTGAACTCGACGTCGAGTCCGTACTCTTTGGCGGTGTTGACCTGCGCTTTGACGAGGTGGACCCAGACCTTGGTCACGATCTCCTTGTCCCATTCGTAATTGGAAGAGTTGGAGCAGTTGGCGATCAGATCGAACTGCTTAATCAACTTCGTAACACGATCAGGAAACAGGCGAGCAAAGCGGTCGCGCTTTTCTGCTGTTGATTGAGGCATTGTCGAAAAGAGCAATCAGAGAAAGGACGTCAAAACAGCATTCCGCAATCAAGAGAGGTCGCGGAGCTTGTAGACGATGCCAACGAACAAGACTGCGCAAAGCACGGAGGAGCCATAAAGAGCCAAGGAGTGCATGGTCAGACTTGCGGTTGATCACGAGGTCTCGCGCTGATTACGCGAGTGTGAGGGAAGGCGTCGGCGAAGCGCTGAACAGCGCTGCGAGCATCGAGAGCGGCGATGGTGTGCTGCTCTTCGAGACCGGTACGAAGGTCGACGGCGGTGAGGACGTAGACGTTCATAAACCCTCGGGGCTGTGTTGATGCGAATCAACACAAGTTATCAGGAGCAGTAGATCCGATTGACAGGGCAGAGCCTGTGCGTGCGGTTCTGCTGGACCTCTTCCAGCCCTTTGGCTGTATTGATGGGGTTAGTGGTGATGTTGAAAATCACGGCACCAACCGAGAGGCAGAGGAAAAAAGCTTTCATGGCTGCATGTGGTAGAGCCACCCCTGTTCTAAGCGTGATTGCTTTGCGTGTCAACACGTGCAACAAAAGACCCCGGTGGGGGCCGGGGTCGAAGTCGTTCGGTTCGTGGGGGTTGCCTAAGTCTTCCTGCGGCGGAAGGCTTCGATCTGGGCATCGATCAGGTCCTTAAGAACCTTGGCGTTGACGAGAGGAGGATGGCGGCGCTGCGGGCCGCGATAAGGAGAGGGGGCGAAGAGCATTGGATCATCGAGAAGGGTAAGAACCGTGATCACGCCTTGCCCTCACGCTCAGCCTTTTCTGCTGCAGCCACACAAGCGGCTGAACTACAAGCGGACTCAGAAGCGACCAGCTCGCGGGTGTCGTCGTGACGATTTAGAGCAGAGCGGAAGTCGCTGACCTTGCGGGCCTCGACATCAGCGCTGAGGCGGTCGTAAGTCTCCTTGTCGATGGGCTCGAAGGGGAGGCGAGGGAATGCACTGTTGCGTGCATCGAAGCGCTGGAGCAGAGCTGCGGAGATGTAGCCCTCGTCGGTCTGAATCGCTTCGTGGATGAGCTCAGACAGATCGTCGATCTCGTCCTCGCGAAGCTCAATAGTGGCCGAGGTGTTGTGCGCGGTGTAGTGCTTTTGGACAGCCATCCAAAGACCGAATTGGGCACGGGCTGACAGCTTGTCGAGGTCGAAGGCGTCACAGCCAGGCAGGTTGGCCCAAGGCACCTCGGTCGGAATCTCGACCAACCACTCAGTCGAGCGGGGGTCGTTGATGTCGTTCAGGAGGTTGCCTTCTTCGTCACGCGCAGAAGGTGCGGGAATGACGGAGTAGCCAGCGTCGATGGCAGCCAGTGCCACTGGATCGTTCGCACCGAGAGTGATGCGGCGGATAAAGCGCTGAGCCTTGGGAGGGTGCCAGCCAGAGGAGGCGCCAGTCAGCAAGGACTTGGTGCCAGCAGGCTGGACGGTGGTCATGCGGTTGGGGACACGCAAGCCACGGGCTTCGCAGAACTCACGGACGGTGGTCTCGACTTCCTGGCGCCAGAAGGACAGGTAACCAGCCTCGGCGGTTTCGAAGCGCAGACCTTCAGCAGTGCGCGGACGGCCATCAAACATCCACTGGAGCCATTCAGCGCCAAAAGCTTTGACGAAGAAGTCGAACAGGCCAGTGAAAGAAACACCCACGATCGGGTCAATTTCGCGGGAGTAGGCGTAGCGCTCGTCCTTGAATTGATGGAAGAGCAGGGCGGCAACCTCGAGAGCACCGGCACGGAAGGCGTCAGCCTGCTGCTGATCATCTTTCGGGTCGATGGTGTTCAGGTGAATCTCGGAGAGATTGCAGTGAAAGTCCTCGCCCAGGATCTCTCCACAAGGGTTGAGGCCGTAACGCATCATCCGGTGATCAAGCTCGCGGGGGTCGCAGCTACTGGCCGCTGGGACAAGCTCGTCATCGGTCTGAACTGTCGACAGCTTGCAGAGAAAATCCCTCGCGGCGTCTTTGCCTTCTTCGACGTATGTCTTGATGAAGACGTTCTTGGTGTCGCGATCAGGCAACAGGTCGTGGTTTGAGCGCGCGATTGCCTCGGGCACGAATTGGATGGCACCCTCGCCGGATTGCACCTGCAGGGTCACAGCTTCCTTGACTTGCTCGAGGGTGGGGCGTGCATGGAAACAGCGGGTGTGGTTAGCCATCCGCAGGTTTTCCTTCACCGGATCGACGCGCCAGTTGCCCTCGGAGTCCTGCGAATAGAGCCCGAGCTTGGCGGTTGCTGCTTCTGCGTCATCGCTTGAAAATTGGCGCATACCAGCAGAGCGCCGAATGTTGCCAGCAACAATGCACGCAGCAGCTTCGTCAATAAGCAAGCAGCACTCGATTGGGGTGAGTTGGCGTCCATGAGCGGAGGCGAGCAGAGCGATGACTTTCTCGAACAGGACAGGCAGCTTCACGGGGTTAGCGGTGCCACCGAAGCCCTTGAGCTTCTCGCCAGCGCCGCGAATTTGGCTCAGGTCGACAGTGACGTCGAGGTCATGGCCGCGGCTGAATGCCATGTCGATCAGAACCTGGTAGCCGTCGACCCATCCCTTGCGGCTATCGCCGACGATGATGGTGGCCTCGTCCTTGTCCCAGGAGACAGTTGTCACCTCATCGCCGCCAGGGCCATCGCCTAAGGGGGTCATCTCCTTCAGGGTCAGACGACGCATAACCGGCGGCAACTTGGCGACCTGGTCCTGCTCGAGGATGGCGCCAGTGCCAGAGCCCATCATCGCGAGCTCCATCATCAGGCCAAAGACCTCGGGGTCATTCACCGTCGTGTTGGTGCAGTTGTAGGCACCCGAATAGTTTTTGGGCGACCGGATCCAGGTTGTGCCACCCGTCCAAAGCCATCGACCGGAGGGGAGTGCGTGCTGCTGCTCGGCCATCGTGCGGACCAGGGCATCATCTTCTTCGCCAAGTTGACCCAGCTCGACGATGTCATCGATGACACGCTCGACCATCTCCGCATAAGACTCGCGGGTGTTGTCCGCCTTGCGACGGCTATAGGTGCGATAGAAGACAGGGGCGCCAGACGGCGCTTCGTCAGAAAACTCCGGCTTGTAGGGAGGAAAGTCAACCTCTTCTCTCTTCAACGCGAGGTTCAGCAGACCCACAACGGCGTCCGAGCTGATCCGACCGTGATGGTTAATGACACCATCGATAAAGAGATGAGGGACAACGGTCATGTCCTTCGGCGCCAACTCAGGGAGAGCGTCGACGTCGATGTATTCAACAAAAGAGCGGCCATCAAGGCCGGTCTGTGAGGCAAAGGTCGCAAGGGCTTCGTCGATCCTTGCGTGCATGTCTCGGCAGGGCTCGCAGCGGTGTTCTGCGTGGTAGACGAACAGCTTCATTCAGGCGGGTTGGCAGCTTTGAAGTTTTCCTGGGTGTTGTCCGATTTAGACGGGAGTCGGCATCCCGCGGCGGCGGTAGTAAAAGAACTCGAACCTGGTGTCGAATTCGCGCGCCGCTTCGTAGGCAGAGGGTGCATCAACGAAGGCTTCGAGAAAGAAATCTCCGTCGATTGTTGTGTAGAAGACCCGGTAGGTTTTGGTCTTGTCGAGTGCTCTGAGTTCGAGCAATGACCTGAAATAACTCAGCATTGATCAGACCTCGTAGGTCTTGCACTCAGGAGCCGAGACGTTCAGCTCACAAAATGCGTTCCAGTATTCATTCCTTGCCGTCTCGTTCCGACTCTCCAGCTCTTCGAAGAACTTGAGGGTCTGAGAAGCGAGTGGGCTTACATCGTGCTCGAAATGCTCAGGGTCAAACATCGGCTCATGCTCATGGGTTTGCTTCGCGCAAGCGCACCGACGGCAGTTGCCGCAGCGCCTTGGCGAGTTGTCCTGATTCGCCCTCGTGAGCATCCGAAAAAACAGAAGGTTCATCGCCGGCCTTGACCTCGATAACGCTTCTTGGCGGTGCCCTTCTTGTACGAACCCTGTTTGCGTTTTCCGTGGCCGATGCTGGTCTTCTTGGGAAGGTCTCCCATGACATGGCCAGCGCGATGCAAGTGGTCTGTGATTGCAGAGGAAAAGGCCATTAACAGCGTGTTGAGGGGTGGTCAAGATTCGAACCCTGACAGCTAAAGCTACCAGTCATCTTTTCGAAAAACTTTCAGGATCTGGGCCTCTGGGAACAGCTCATGAGCGTCCACAACGGCCTGCCCTGCGCTCGAAGACATGATGGTCCACTCCTGCTGCTTCCCCTCTTTGTCATCGATCGCGAAGACGATGACGAAGGTTTGCTTGGACATGGGTCGTGGTTCGAATCAGAACAATTAAGGCTACCCATGCCCAATACAAAAAAAAGAGGGTTAGGAAACCCTCACATAAATGGCGACAACACTGCCCGCTATAAAAAAGAGACATAACCCCGTCATGTCTCTCGCCTGTGTGTGCTCGAAGAAGGGGATTCTCAAGCTCTCGGCGACAATTTTAAGTGCCGCGCAAATCACGATCTGGTCAGTGATGAAGAAGTAAAACCCAAGGAGGTTTAGGACGACGCTCACTTGACGCAGCCTGTTGGCCTGAGATCGTGTCAGGCCTAGCTTCCGTGCTGGCATCGTTCGAACCGTGATCAGGTCTCGGCAGAGCCATACGCGCCGCCGTAGTCGAAGAGCTCGTAAGGCTCCAAGCCGGGGTCAGGGTTTTGCAGGTCAATGGCGTAGGTGTTGCGCTGACCAGGAGCCAGCCACATCACGTTCTGCGCGGCAATCCCATCTAGGCCAAGACCATCGCCCGCGTAGAAATCCGTGCCCATCACTGAGGATGAACGGGCCCACTTGCCAGTGACCAGAGTGTCGTGGATATGGCCACTGATGCCGAAGGTGGCATCGTGCTGGCCAAGCAATGATTGAACGGCGGTCTGATTGGTTGGGTTGAATCGCCCCTGATCGCCATGGATCATCAGCATCCGGTGGCCCTGGATCTCCAAGACCTTGCGGTTGACGCCGAACTCACATTCGACATCGCTGCCGCGGTAGTAGCTGGCCAGTTCTGCATTCAGGGCACTGTCCCAGTTGTCTGCGCTCATCACGTGGCTGTGACCGCGATCAGCAAACAAGCGGGCCTCGTTGCCAGCGATGCCGGTGACGCGAACTCGAGGGAATACCTCAGACTCGGCCAGATCATTGATGAACTGAATGACCAGATCCTTGCCCCGACTGAAGGTGTAACAGGCCGCACCCTCGGAGTTGAGCATCTTGTCGTACCGCTCCTTGCCGATCTTCGAGTCGAAGATGTCACCCGTTAGGGCAACCACAACCTCTTCTGCACGATGTGCAACGCCATAGAACTTGACGTGCTCGGCCAAGGCGCGAAGGCGACGAGCAGCGATTGAAAAGTCCCACTCGTTTGCGTCTTGACGTTCCTCCATGCCTCGAACGACGCAGCCGAAATGGACGTCGGAGAGCTGCGCAACAATCGCGCCACCCATCAGGCGGATGCCCTGGGCGTACTTCTTGGAGCTGTAGAAGGAATCGATGTCCTCCTGCATCTCGCGAGCGTTGCGGATCTCACGCTCGAGCTGCTTCTGTTGCAACTCGGCTCGCGCCGCGTCCCGTTTGTCCTTGCGGGCATTGGCGGACTGATCTCGCAGTGCTTGCTCTTGTGCCTCTGGGCTCAGGTCCGCGAGAGGGTCGACCAGCACCTCGGTCAGTGGTTCAGCAGCAGGGCGCTCAGCGAGCTGCTTGATGCGATCGAAGTCGATAGTCATTGGCTGATCAGCGTTGCTACAAATTCGTTCACGTCCATCCCGACCTCATCGGCGACCTTCTCGAGGGCGTGCTCGTAAAGGGAGACGCGATCCCGCAACTCGACGACTTCCTTCTGGTAGTCATCACGGGTTCGATTCATCCGCAAGCCTTCACGGTGCTTGGCGGCTTGAACTTTGCCGCGATAGCTGGCCCAGAGCGTTTTCCACATGCCGGTCTGATAGACGACGACGTGGCCGGCTTTCAGTTGCTGCTCCAGCTCGTCAAGGATGACTACCTGACGGCGAGCGTTGTCCACGTAAAGGCATTGCATCTCGAAAGCCGTAAGGCTTCGCAGGGGCGACTCAGGGTCACGCTTGAGGATCTCAAGAAGGGGCTGAACGACCTCAAGGGCCGTGGGCAGGCCATTGCGCTCGAGGACGTTGATGACCTCGACGCTGTCGTAGGCGTTCGCTTGTGCGACCTGGCGGATAACTTCACCCAGGCGGAGGTCGATTGAAGAAATCTCGGTGGCGATTGTCCGAGCCTCTTGCTTTACCTCAATGGCTGATACAACTTTCGGTTCGAGCATCTTAAGGGCTGTATTAGTTCGAACTGTGTCAGTCTACCTGCGTTAATTTGTGCAACTGAGAAACTTTCTCTTGGAGTTTTTCAGAGTTTCTGTAACTCCGCGCCCAGATGCCAGCTGTCAACGCAAGGTAGTCCGGATGAAAATAAGAACGCTGCAGCTCTGGGGACTCAAAGCCAACTTCTATCAGGGCCAGTTTGAGCTCAGCGGTGACGCCAGGATTGAGCCCCATATCGAGCGCCATGAGGCGGCAACGAAGAATTAAGTCGCGAGGCGCCGGACCTTCCGGCACGTGCGGATTAACGTTTCCCCACGCATTACGGCGGCGGCATAGCTCCTTGTGGTGTTCGCGTTGCTTCTCGTCCATTGCTCATCAAAAACAACACCTAGAAAAGTCCAGGTTGTATGCGTCCATTGCCTAGATGCTCATCGTCAAAGTGGAGATTGACCTCATCCCCAGGCCCGCCA